GTATGATTTAGTATAAGAAGTATCTCTTGAAAGGAGACCAAAGTGATTGACTTCACAAACATCAACATCGTTGCTGGGTTAGTTGGACTGAACCAGAACAACACCGAAACCTGCCCTAAGTGCGAAAAAATTATCGACGCCGACAATCCACTTATCGACGCCGAGCGTTACTGGGTCAATGACTTTACTGGCTACTGCCTAGATTGCTACGACCCAACTCCGCTATAAATAAACTTGACAAGATGTCGTAGGTATGATTTACTATACAAGTATCTCTTGAAAGGAGAACCCAAAGATGAAAAGAATGAAGAACCTAACCTATCAGGTTGGACTTTTCCGTGCCGTTTGGATAATGCTTTACTGGACCGACAAGCGAATCGACAATCGTTTCAAATAAAATGTCAGAGGCTACACCGATAATAACAATGTCTTTTGAAAGGAGACACCGATGGAACTAACAATCGAATACAATGACGCGGGACAGAAAGTAGTGGGGGGAGTTCCTCACACCAAACTAACTCCGTCAGACCTGATTACTTACTGGGGAGCAATCGTAGGCTCGAACTCCGATGGCGACCTCGCTGTGTGGGATGGAGAGTCAGATGTAATTCACATCTTCAACGCTAACGCCGATGGGACTTACGACTACTCCACCGACATTGAAGAAGACCTAGCAGGGCGAGACCTCGCCTTTGTAATGGAACTAACCGAACAACTATTCATCTAAGGAGACACCGATGAAATACAACCTATACGCACCAGAAAGAAACTTCTCCGCTGTTCCAGACCTAGAACTTGTAAAGGTATCTGGAGACGACAGGGACAGAAGTGTTCACTTCTTATGGCGAGGCACTAAGCAATGGCTCGCTATGAGCAAGGACAACTACCTAGGCGATAACTGCTGGCTTGTTACCGAGACCGATTACACCGAAGACTTCGCCGACTTCCTTGACGAAGAGTTGGGTGGATACGACAGCCTCGAAAGCACATTTGAGTTGTCGGACCTATTCCCAGCACACCGCGAGATTGAGTTTGAGGTGAATAACTAATGCCGAAAGTTTATAAAGTAGGACTCGTGTTCAACTTTGAGCCAGATGGCGAGCACGCCGAAATGTTCGAGGACATGGACAAGACCGAAGAGCAACTCATCAACTACATGAAGAACCTCGTATGCGAGGACATCGACAGGTATGTAAAGATGAACGAAGTCTTTGAGGGATTGTCAGTAGAGATTGTTGAGGTGAAAGACTAATGCCGAAGACTCTTTACGAAATCTGCGAGGACCTTTATTCGCGGAAAGGTCAGAGTGCCGTTTACGACTACATCAACAAGAATCACCCTGAGGTCAAGTGGCTTTGGTGTGAGCCTTGCGAGGCTAACTCACCAGCAGACCCTACCGACCAAAAGACTTGCCTCGTCTGTGGCTCTCTACTAAACGAGAGTGCCAAAGATGATTCTGCCGATTGGTTGTAATCTCCGCGACTAATCAAAATCAGACCCCGTGCTAGAAATAGTGCGGGGTTTGGTTTTTTCTTTTTTTTTTGCAATGCGGGAGGCATGGAAAAACAGGGAACCGGGTATTTTGGAAGCCTGGGGCCTGGAAGAAAAGCATAAGAACGCCGTTTAGCACTCGAAGAGGCAGAGTGCTAATCAGGGAGATAACGAAATGATAAACACCGAAGATAACAAAAAAGTTATGATAATAAACTTGACAAATGTCGAAGGCGACCCCTAAGATAGATAATGTAGTGAAGACAACGCTACAAGGAGATAAAATGACTAAGAACGCATTGGTTATAAACAGCGAACTCAAGGAAGACGACAAGTCTGCTTGGGTTGATGTTCAGATTAAAGCAATCGACATCGCCGAGAACAACAAGGAACTAGAAAACCTACAACGCGAAGTTGGTGGTTGGGTTCAGATGGTAGAACTATCACCGACTATTACTATGTGGTGCAACGAAGAGGGCAAACTAATTGGTCTGCCTCTCAACTACGCAGCAACTCGCATCTGGACTAAGGTCTTTGGATACACCGACGCCATCATGGGTCAGGTTGTATTCACAGGTGGTTCAGACGACGATGGCGAAACTCTTCCTCTATCAAAAGAAGACGAGCAAGTTATCTTGGGCTGGGTGAAGTAATGAGAATTATTCTTGTGCTACTCGGACTCGCTTGTTTCTTCGCTAACCTGCGGGTTGGGGACAAACTTGCCGAGGCAATCGTATTCGGTGGGGACACCAATTCACTCTGGGCATTGTTCGTGGCTTATCTTGCTGGAACTATTGGCTGTGTAATTGGGGTCATCTTCTACAAGAAGTAATACCGAACTAAAAAGAGTCCCGCGTCTTTGGATGCGGGATTTCTTTTTATTTTAGATTTTTTCTAGGTCTTATGTTTTTCCATGCTCCCGTATGTTTTTTGATTTCCGCCTGGAATTTTTTATGTTATAGTTTCTGCTTCGCGGGACTCATCAACGAACACCGATTCTCAGAAAAAGAAATAAAAAAAGTTTTCTAAATTGGGGATAAAAATGCTTGACAATGTGTTATAGTAGTTATGTAGGAAACTACAAAAATGACAAAAGGAGAAAAGACAATGAAACAAATCCTCGTTTCACTAACCACCAAGAACAACATCTACAAGACCAATGTAGATTTCGCCGACAAAGCAAATCTGCTAGGAGTTGCTATCGCACTAATCAAGGAAGAGCAAGGTATCGACCTTACTTACCAGCCATTAGTTAGTTTCGCAATTCACCAAGGCTAAATGTCTGAGGTTGGTTATAGCATCAAAGAGTCATACAAAAAAGGAGATAGAACTATGACTAAGCAATACAGCGTTTCACTAAGCACCGCCCACGCTACCTACACCACAACTATAAGTAGCGACACCGAGAACCCAGACGACTACGACCTAGCAATGCTAGCCGTATCTCGTATCGCCGAGGAAGATGGTTTCGACCTGACCCCTCTGCGTTGGGACATTCAAGTAGAGGAGATTGGCTAATGGAGAACAAGATACAAATGACTTGGACTCGTGCCGACTTTGACCGAGTGGTTGGAAGAACCCTATCCGATAAAGAGTGGGAAGTCCTAGCCTCTGAAGTTGAGAGCGACGCGGAAGAAGTTGCTATCCCAGAACTAATCAACAGCAAGTTCGAGATTATCGAACACCTAGTAGAACAGGACAAGAAGTATGACTAATAAAGAGTGCGAGTTTCACACTTGGAATCTTTGGACTTACGAGAACTTAAATAAGTGCGAAGAGTGTGGGGCAACTGAACCTGCTGACACAAACGACATCGCTGAGCAACACCGACTACTTGCTGAACTAGACGCAAGTGTCGCAAGACACCCTGCGGGGAAAGGAAAGAACAATGACTAATGCCGACAAGTTAGCCCCTGAGTTTTATGTGTGGGAAAATGACCACGAAGAAGTTTGGGGAGTCAAAGAAAATCCTTTCTTCGTAGTGCGAAATGGCGAGATGAGAATCATCGTCAAGAGTGCCGAAGATGAATCACAAGAGATAATCAGATACACCGACGCACTACAAAAGTTTGGCATCACTACCGATAAAGAACTGGAAGAGTGGGCTGGGAAGAGTGAAGAACTATTCTCAGTTAGTATGAATCCTTGGTTTGAGGTCTGGTCTGTGAAAGACACCGAGTTTTTCTCAGAACCTTTCTTTGACCTAAAGGAAGCCATCGCCCAAGCCGAAGTTATGCTCCAAGAGTATCCAACAGGCGTCGTCGCTGATTAGCCAGAACTAAAGAAAGCCCGTGCTGAAGAAGCATGGGTTTTTCTTTATGCTTTTCCAGGACCCGGGCGGCAGGTTTTTCCATTCATCGCGGTTTTGCTTCTGCTTCTGTTATTGTTGAGCCATGCCTGATTTCCACAAAGCATCTCCTCTCAAACTCCTCAATGCCGAAGAGAATAGGATTTCCTTTCTTTATTTGCTTGAGGGTGGGGACTTTGATGGGAAAGTTGTCCTTGTATCTTCAGTATCAACACCGAACTACGAAGAAACATCTGTGTTCATCTGTAATGATTGGGAGGGAAGCGAGGCTGACTGGGGCAATGCCTTAGCGAAGATTTATTATGTGGATACCGAAGACGCACTAAACAAAATTGGATACACAACAAAAGTCAAACTTGACACGGAAAAACAATAGACCCTATTATTGAGTCAGAAGACAGAACGACGAAAGGAACTCCGATGGGCACAACTGTTCATGGACTGAAGCCAAAGCACCAAGTGGGCGAAGAGTTTGGTAGGAATGCATGGGGCTGGAAGCCTCTGATGGATTACATTTCAGAGAACCACCCGAAGTTAGAGAAGCCGTTTGAGAAAAACCGACTAACTGAACTGCAAGCAAGCAAGATTGCCGATGCGTTGTTTGATGACATCGCATCTGGGGTTGCCGAGCGATACACCGATGGGTTTGAGAAGCACCAAGCCAACCTCGAAGAAGTCAAATGTGAAATCTGCGATGGAACTGGCATCCGAACTGATGAGTTGGGAATGGAAAGAGGGATGCCCCAGGTGACCCTCGAACCTGACTTGGCTAATAAGTACGGAAGACTGCTTGGTTGGTGCAATGGGTGCTTCGGCAAAGGAACGCATAAGAGCACCGAAAGTGCTTACTACCTAGAACTGGTTGATTTACAAGAGTTCGCCGAGTTTCTGAAGAACTGTGGTGGGGCGAAGATTTCCTAAGAATCTTTTGTAATGTACTTGACAAACAATAATGTCATAGGTACGCTATAACCTATAGACACATTCAAATCAACGAATAGGAGAACCCAAATGGGAATGGATGTTATTGGAACGAACCCGACTATCCCTGTTGGCGAATACTTTCGCCGTAATGTATGGGGTTGGCGACCACTGTGGAACTACTGCCTAGACACCTTTGAGGTTTCTAACGCAGTCGAGGGACACTACAACAATGGTGATGGACTAGACGAGGCTGGTGCTCTTCTACTAGCAAAGCAGATTCGCGAATCACTTGCTACTGGAGATGCCGAACGCTACATCACCGAGCGTAATGCTGAACTAGCCCAACTTGAGCGACCAACTTGCGAGTGGTGTAAAGGCACTGGTATTCGTACCGATGAAGTTGGCGTTGAGCACAAGATGCCTGAGCGAGAACTATCTCCTGAGATGGCATCACTGACTGGTCGCACACACGGATTCTGTAATGGCTGTTCAGGTGAGGGTAAGACTGACCACTGGGACACCAACTACCAACTAGACCTTGAAGACATTAAAGAGTTTGCCGAGTTCCTTGAGAACTGTGGCGGATTCACTATCTGCTAAGCCATCTCCGAAAGGAGAAACACCTGAGTCAAGTGTCTAAACTGACTTATTTCCCATACAAAGCACCTTTGCGGGTGTAAAATAGTAGGATAACTGAATAGTGTATTGGGAGAACCAAGACAAACAACGACCAAGTACTAACGCAAGGAAAGGTAGGTCGCCTAATGAAATGGTTGCTAGCAATAATCACCGCTCTTACGCTAGTTGGCTGTACAAGCAGTTCAGCAAAAGCAGGTGAGTTGGCAAACGATGGAATGATAGCCGTTGTATCAAAAACGAGTATCAAACCAAAAGTAGCAAAAGACCCAAGGCAGTTGTTTTTCTATAGCGTCAAACAAATGACTCTCATAGAAAAACAGATTGCTCACGAGAAAAAACTAATCAGCAACAAAGCAAGAATCATCAAAGTCGTAAAGTCTTTGAAGAATAGAGTTGGTAAAACACCTTATGTGTTTGCTGGCTCTACACCCTACGGGTGGGATTGCTCTGGAATGGTTCGTTGGGCTTATCTAAAGTTGGGTAAGGAACTTCCTCACTCCGCTACAAAGCAAGCCCATGTGGGGCAACGAGTAAAGATTCCGAAAGTCGGAGACATCGTTGCCTTTGCTTGGAAAGGCTACTCTGGTTTTTATCACTCTGCTATTTACATTGGTAATGGCAAAGTAGTAAATGCCAATCGTGGTTTTGGAGGAACTCACATCCAACCACTCACCGACTACAAGAACAGTCGTATTGTTTATGTGCGTGTAATACAAACGCCATAATCTAAAAGGAAAGTCCCCGTCAGAAATGGCGGGGATTTTTCTTATGCAAAAGAAAAGGACCAGGTGGCCAGTATTTCCATTCACTTGGGTCATCGGATGTAGAATTATTTTGCTCAGCCGATTGAGAAAAAGAGAACTCCTCGCCGTCTTCACGACACGGGGAGTTTTCTACTTGACAATGTCGGTGGGTGGGACTATTATTTAGGTATCAGATAAAAAGACGAAAGGACTTCTGATGAAAACAATGATTGTATGTGCTTCGCTTGGGTTGGCTTCACTTGGAGTTGCCTTTGCTATCAAGGCTGAACTGATTGTGCTTACCGCTACTCAATTGTTTGCTCTGACTGGGGCAATGATGTTGATTGTTGGTGGGGTCGCTGGTTTGGTTGATGTTTGGCAGAACCGACCAATGCGTTTTCGCAAGACTCGCCGAGGCAGGAACTAACTAAAAGATTGGCAGATGCGGGAAGGACCTGCGTCTGCTGATTTTTTGATGTGCGGGTGAATGGAAAAGTCAGCCGCCGGGAATAAAAATGCTTCAAATGCAGTTGACATTACTGCAAACATCGTATAAGTTATACATAGAACCAAAAATGACGAAAGACAGAGGACAGAAATGACCACTCCAGTAATTATCGACACAGAGATTGCCGAGACTACCAAAGCCATAGAGCAGAAGGTACTACGCCTCTCAGGTCTCAGACGCACCCTAACCCATTACGGAACTAATTCCTATTACGCTTCCCGCGTCGAGGAAAAAGAGATTGAAATCAGCAAGACTGAGGCTGCGCTCGCGGAACTCAAGGAAAAACTGGCAACCCTAAATGGTTTCTACACAGGTTGGTCCCGTGCTTTCCTCGTTCGCAACAGCAATGGACACATTCACAAGAGCCGTTCATGTACAACCTGTTTCGATACCACCAACTATGTGTGGCTTACCGAGATGTCAGGTCGCGATGAACTTGAGATTGCTTACCTTGCTGGTGAAAAGGCTTGTACTATTTGCTACGCACACGCACCATCTGCTTACTTCCTACGCGAGTGTGGGTTGGAAGACCCAGAGGTAGTAGAGGCTCGCCGAATCCGTCAGGCTCGTAAAGCCGAGATTGAGGCAAAGCGTCAGAAGACTGGTATCTGGAATCCAGATGGCACACCGCTAGTGGTGTTCGAGTATGGTTTCTCAAACTACAAGAGCGAAATCAAAGCAGAACGAACTGCTCAGTCAACTGCGGTCAACCTGCTTGTTGGGGTTCAGAGTATGAGCCGAGAGCCACGCGAGATTGAGCGTAGCAACGAGACTATCGAAACTATCTTGATTGCGTTGGCTCACAAGCGAGGCACTTCGGTCGAGGAGCAGAGGAATCTGATTCAGACCAAAGCCGATGCTCAAATCAAAATCAACAAGCGTCAGCGAGAGAAATGGCTCGCCGAGCACCCAGAGTATAGATAAAAAGACGCACCTCATCAAAGATGGGGTGCTTCTTCCTGGGTTATAATAATTTCCATACACTACGCCACCGAAAGGAACAAAATGGCTGAACCAACAACTCCAAGTGCGGGTACACCTGCCGAGAAGAACTTCACTCAGATGAGTGCTCAGGAATTCGCTGACCTGATTCGTAAAGAGGGCGACAACTACATTGCTCAGACCGAGAACGGGGACATTGACCCTGCTCAGTATCTAGATGCTGAGAAATTTACCCCAGACCGAATGTTCAGTCTCTACTTTGCTTTCGACTACTTCACCAGAACAGAGCACGGGGAAAAATCTGGGCTGTCGCCTGTAAATGAAAAAGCAGAGTACAACGACCTTTATGCTCTATTACATAGTACAATTGAACAAGGTACAGAAATGAACCTGTTCGGAGCAGAGTATCTGCTCAAGTTGTAATAACAAATGATTGGAAAGACAAAATGACAGTTATCAACCGATTCCTATACACATTGCTACGCCGTTTGAGTGCGGGTGCGTTCAATCTTGCTCACGGACTTCAGTGGTTATCACTAAAGGCTTATGACAAGAGCAACTATGGTAGCCACAGAGCAAGCAAGCAGGGGCGCAAGAACTACTTGAAGAACTGGGCGGGATACTCTTACGACTATCTCCGTGCTAAGTTTCAAGAACTAAAAGTCAGACTCAGTAAGTAATGCTTGGCTTAGTTGCTTATGTTGCTTATCGAAAGCATCGTAAGAATAAAAAGAGCACGCAGGAATTAGTACAGCGTCTTGCTGAACTTATAAGGGCGCTCGCGGAAGATACCGACACCGACTACAAGACGCTAGCCTATGACGAAGACTTGCTAGAACTGATAGGTTCAGACGCAGAGTATGAAGACTTAGTTGATTACATAAATGATAACTATTTCGTTATAGGACACGCCTAAATAAACTTGACAACATAGCAATAAAGTCATACAATAGAACTATGCCAACGAAAGGAAAACACAAATGGCAGTTATAAACACATTGGTAATCAACATCAAGAACAGCGAGGGTGAAGAAGTTCTCTCTCCTCTCTACGAAGTCCACTCTTGGGCAGATGCGGAGAAGATTATTGAGACCACTAAGGCTCTTATCGCTGAGAGTCCAAACCCTGACAACACCTTTACCTTTTCCGTAATAGGCAACTCCTAATACGCCGACAGAATACAACCCCTCAAGTCCTAGTGGCTTGGGGGGTTTTCTGTTATGGTTGAAAAGTCAAATGGATTGAGGTGAATTATGGATTGGGTAATGATTACTATCATTGCTTTGGTTGCTGGGCTAGTCGCCTTGTTCGCAGTTATTATGTTTACGGGCTGGGTTGCTAAGAACTTTTTCGGCAAGTCTGAAGCATGGCTGGATTACGGACTCGATGAGGATGAGATGTAGCCCTGGGCTGCCACTTTTTCTATGCAACACTTGACTTCTTTGTCACGAATTGGTAACATTGAGGTATGACAAACGACGAAAGGACACAAATGTCTAAAAAACTTACAGTCGCGTACAGCGACGACTACCTGAACTGGAATCTTGGTTCGGGTGATGGCTCGCACCCTACGAAACCTATCCGTGCGAAGATTGCTACCGAACACCTAGTCAATGAACTTGGTGCGGACAATGTGGAAATCATTGAACCTGAGTTCAGAGATGGGGACCGAGAAAAGATTGAATCTGTTCACGACACTGAGTATGTTGCTCAGGTAATCGATGATGGTATGTCTTTCGACTGGTCTGGAGAAAAGCCTGAGATGGGACACACCGCTGCTCAGATGTTTGCTGGCACTGCTCGCTTAGTTGAGAAGATGATTGCTGGAGAAACTCAGGTGGGCTTCAACCCGCAGGGAGCAAAGCACCACGCTCAGTACGACCACAGCGAGGGCTTCTGTGTATTCAATGACCACGCTTGGGCTGCTAAAGAGTTTGTGAAGAATGGACTCAAGGTTGTCTACATTGACTGGGATGTCAATGCGGGCGATGGTGTTCAGAATCTGCTTGCGGATACTGACATACCAACCTTTAGTATCCACGGGCACGGAATCTATCCCGTTCACTCGAACACTTGGTTGAGAGAGGCTGGGACCAAAGAGAACTATGTGTACATTGACGAAGAGAACCACTGGTACAACTACTGCCTACAGCGAGGACAAGGCGACGAGGCTTTCAAGTGGGCTATTGACTTGATTGCCAAAAAGGTTGCCGAGTACAAGCCTGATGTAATTCTGCTTGCTACTGGGGCAGATGGGCACGAGGGCGAGCACTGGGGTCTGAAGTACACATACGATGGCTACCACTATGCCGCTGGTGTGATTGCGGACCTAGCCAACAAGTATTCCGATGGGCGTGTGCTCATTGGTGGTGCTGGTGGCTATCAACCATACACTCATACACCGAGAGTATGGGCGAATGTGGTCAAAGACATCTATCAGCAGACTCAAAAATCTGAGTAAGTGATAGGATTGCGATGCGTGGGGGACAAAAGTTCCTCACGCATTTCTTTTTTGCATAGAAAATAAGATGACCCAGGTCAAAAAGGAGTATTCAATGGAATTCTGGAGCATAGTAGTACTAATTACTGCCTTACCGCTACTGCTTTGGTTGGCATGGGCTGTCGACAAGAAGTCAGACTGGGATGAAGACTATCCTGAAGATGAAGTAAAGCCACTTTTGGGTGTAGTCGCACCTAAAAAAGAAGAAAAAGAGGAAAAATAGATGCCAAGTTGGTTGATTAGAGTTCGAGACATCGTCTGGACCTCGGTTTTTGCCGTTATTTTAGTAATTATCGCCGTTCTAACTGCGATTCTGGCTCCAAATAACATTGGACTCATCGTTGGGGCTGGTTTTGCCTCAATTACGATGGCAATCCTCTCCCTGAGGGAGTAATTCGCGTCAAAACCGATGCGGGTTGCCTGGGTGGTCAGTTTTTCTATGCAAACTTGACTTTTTGTGAAGAGCATGATGATTCCACCCGTAGCAAACACTACTTGCTTAGTTTCGCTCTCCGCGATACTCTTTTAGTAGACAAGATTTGACCCAACCGGGTCGTAATAGAGAAAGATGAAAGACAAAATGGATAAAATCAAGAAAGCCAATCAGTCATTACCGACTAATGTGGTTCGATTGTTCAGTTCACTCCCTGACTCAAGTGATAGGGACAACCTGATTCGCTCACTAAACCAAGTTGGCTGGACACAGAGCAGTATCGCTCGTTCAGTTGACCTGACTCGTGAGCGTGTGAGACAGATTTGTGTTATGCCGATGGAGCCAATGGCTACTACAGATTTCGTAGTCCCCGTTCCACCACAGCACGAAGTGAAAGCAAAGCGTGAGTTCATCGAGCCTGACCCTGAGTCGTTGGCTCGTCTGCTGGAACTACAGCCTATGGCTAAGCAGGTTCGTTCGCACGCAACTCGTTTCCGAGCAGAGGCAGAAGAATACACAGCCCTCATCGCGAAACTTCACGAGGAAGACGGTGTTACGCTATACCGACTGGCTAAGCGTCTGGGTGTAACTCACTCAGCGTTGAGATTCAGACTGGCTCGCTATGGATACAAGTTATCCGACAGCGGGGTTAGTAAGGTCTATCAGCCCATCAACCCAAAGAACAGAGTTCGTTAGTCGAGACCCCCTGAGTAATCGGGGGGTTTCTTCTTTAATGTCACTGGTCTGTCGTAATGTATACCTATGGACAAATTGACAGAAAAAATCTACACAGATTACAAAAACCAAATCAGCCTAGATGGTATGACCCACTCAGTTCACTATGAAATGAAGACCGCCTTACTCAACAAGGTGCTCAATGATTTCTGGACTGTTCTACAAAAGGCAATTGCCGATGGTCAGCCACAGCGAATCATCAAACTCTACCAAGCAAAGGCAGACGCAATGATTGCTATCATCACCGACTTATCAGTGCTCGCCATCGAGATGTTTCTTCAAGAGGAGCACGACGAGGAAGCGTAATTCCTTATGCTTCACCTGGGTTGCCACTCTTTCCATACTCTATAATTGAGGCATGGCTAAATCTATAATGGAACTCCTCGCTCAGTTGTCTGAAGAAGAGCGTGCCCTAGCACTTGCTGGAATGGATGCGGATACTCTCCTCTGGGACTGGTCCGTGTGGGGAAGACCTGAACAGCAAGCACCTGAGGGTGATTGGGCTGTCTGGATGTATCTGGGTGGTCGTGGTGCTGGTAAGACCCGTGCTGCTGCCGAGTGGGTTAGAGAGCAAGCCAAATACACAACCACTGGACAGAGACGCTTTGCCTTGGTTGCTAGAACTGCTGCCGATGTGCGAGATGTTATCGTCGAGGGCGAGTCTGGAATCTTGAATGTTTCTCCACCGAGTGAGAGACCACTTTACGAACCATCGAAGCGTCGTCTTACTTGGCCGAATGGAAATACTGCTACCTGTTTCACTGCCGATGAGCCTGACTCACTTCGTGGTCCTCAGTTCACTCACGCTTGGGGCGATGAGATTGCTGCTTGGCGTCAGACACCTGATGCTGCTGGTATGACTGCGTTTGATAACTTGCGTGTTGGAACTCGTCTGGGTTCTAATCCACAGATTATGGTTACCACTACACCTAAGCGTGTGCCTCTCCTATACAAGTTGATTGAGGAAAGTAAGAATACGGGTCGTGTTGTAATCACTCGCGGTTCAACTATGGACAACTCAGGCAACTTGTCTGGTGCTTACCTTGAAGCCATCACGGGTGTTTATGCTGGAACGCGTCTTGCTCAACAGGAACTCTATGGTGAGATGCTAGATGCTGTCGAGGGTGCGTTGTGGACAGATGAGTTGATTGAGAAGAATAGAGAGAACGCTCTACCTTTCAATACACCTCTTCGTTGTATTGGCGTTGACCCATCAGTAGCAGAGAATCCAAGAGATGAGTGTGGAATTGTTGTAGTCGCATCAACTGGTGAGCGTGATTTGTATAAGCGTCAGTCTTGGGTTCTTGAAGACGCAAGCGTGCTTGGCTCTCCTGAAGTGTGGGCTAACAAAGTTGTAGCAATGGCTCGTAAGTGGGGTTGCCCTGTAATCGCTGAAGTAAACCAAGGTGGTGCTCTGGTTCGTAATGCTATCAACGCCATTGACCCGACTATCAAAGTCCTTGAGGTTCACTCTAAGTATGGGAAGCAACTGCGTGCTGAGCCTGTTACTCTTGCTTATGAGCAGGGTCGTGTTCACCACATTGGATACCTTGCGGACCTTGAGTCTCAGATGCTTAGTTGGATACCAGGTGAGGGTAAGTCCCCTGACCGAGTAGATGCATTGGTTCACGCTCTTACGGCTCTACTTATCAAACCACCCGCTGGGTTCGTAGGCGGTAAGTTGACAGCCAAGTCTATGGCTAGTCGCCGAATCCCTGAAGCCAAGACTGGCTTCCTTAGATTGAGATAAAGAAAATCCCCCTGCCTTTCGACAAGGGGTCTTTCTTAGTTTCTCCAGATGGCGAGTTGCTCGTCGTCTAGTCCTACTAGCCAACGCACGAAGTGAGCGTTGCATAGAACTGCGTGGCTTCTCTTCTCACGCATCAGTGTGATTGCTTCTGCTGGTGAGTAGCCATCACGAATCAACACGAGTGCCATAACAATGCCACTGCGGTTGAGTCCTGCTTGGCAACGAATCAGAACTTTCTTGCCGTTCTTCCAATCGCCGTGAGCCATCTTGACAATGTCAAGTAGGTCAATGGTTGGGTCGAAGTCAGACATCTGGCTGTCGTAGAATCCAAAGCGTAGTTCCTTTACAAACCACTGAACTGGCTCAGCATCTGCGTAGAGAGTGTAGACAGAGTCAAACACTTCCTTGCTAATCTGGCGTGAGTTCTTTGGTGCGGAAGAGTGCCACTCATCTGAAGCCCAGTGGTCTAGTGTTCCACCTTGCCATAGGTTAGGTAGTGTCTCTGACCATAGGTCTCTTGGCATCACAGGGTGAACAGGTCTGGTCAACTCTTCAAGACTTAGTGCCTTGCGGACTGCGTTCTCATTTGTAGTTGTCATTTCTCATCACTCCTTTCATTTTGTCTTTTTGTAGTGATGTATCTATTATCTAGCATTGATACTAGATTGTCAAGTCCGATTTGAACTTTCTTTTTGTTTCTTTGGCTATGCGGATAGCCCTACTTATAATCTTAGTGCTTGCCGTTGGCTTTGTCAAGTATTATAACCTGTTTCACGGGTAATTTATTCCCCGATACGGGCTTGCGGTGAACACGGGTGCTCTTGGCTTCCAACTATGCTCTTGAAACCTGAACTCTGCTATTTCTTATGCTTTATTCGTGGTTTATGGTCTAAGTCTATCACCTAGAGCACCCAAATGTCAAATCCTATCGGTAGTGGCGTGTTGTCAGGTGCTTTGCTATCGGAAAGGTTGATGCGGTCAAGCCCGTCTGTGAATTGACAACTCTTTGATGCTCGGCATCGAACTAGGGGTGATGCTGAGTCTTCGGCATCGGCTGTCGGCTCACCCGAAGGTTTGTAGCATAGGGACAGGCACTATCTACTAAAAACCCACCAACCTGCCCCTAGAGCACTTCCTAGGCGGCTAGTAGATAAGTCTTTAGAAGCACCTCTAGAGCACAAATAAGTATCTAGGAACTATCAACAGGCTTGTAGGAAGTGCTCATAAGTAGTCGATAAGTCAAACTATGTCTAAGAAAGTCTTAAAGAAGTCAAAAGAGCCGCCAAAAAAGCCTCTAAGACGGCAAAAAAACGGCACTTTTTCGGCATTTTTTAGGAAACAAATTCGAGAGACCTCAAATGTAACGGTTCCCGACTCAGCCACCAAAGGCAAAAAACGATAATGTATCGAAATTCTCCGTCAGTAATAAGTATTTATCGCATAAGGGGGGTCCCGGATTTTTCTAAAAAATCGCCTCTAGTACAGATGCTAAAATAAATACATTATGGAGAACAGAGAATATGCCCGTGAAGTTCCCTTGTCCGATGACGAGGTTAGTTTTCTTAGGACCGTCGGTAAGAAGCAACGCTACTACCGTGCCCGCCAACTCTTCGACGCAGGTTGGACACTTCAAGCAATAGGCAACGCGTTTGAGCCAGCACAGAAAAGGTCGACGGTCCAATACTGGACAGCACAAGGCGACCCCAAGTACGCAACCATCAGACCAGTGCCATCTCCTTGGGGCGGGTTCGTCGACGCCCCTATGCCAAAACCCCCTAAGGGTTATCAGCCCAAGAAACCTAAGTCGCCAGGTATTCCTTTAGAGACACAAGAGCGTCTACGCTACTTAGCCCCCTTAGCCCGCTATTATAGAAGTGGTATGGCGTCGACATCCCTAAATGGTTCAGCCAACGAAGAGATGAACGAGATAGTATTGGACCTATACAATAAAAATGTAAAGATTGCCGAGATTGCTCAAGCAGCGGGCGTCACAAGTAGAGCAATTGCTCGCAGATTAGGAAAATAGAAATGCGAATAGTTCACGATGTTTTCCCTTGCCACTTGAGCGTTGCCCCTGCGGACTACTCAGAGGACTTTACATCTATCAGGTCTAAAGGAAATCCAGACGGAGTTTTCTATCGCGACATCACTAGGGTTGTGTTGGTTGAAGATGAAACAGGTTTGACCATTTGGGTTGCTCAAGACGCACCTAGTGGACCTCAGATTATTTTCCAAGAGCGTCTAGCAGAGTTCATCAAGGCAGATAAGCCAGAACAAGACGCACACGCTAAGACCGTCAGCGGAAAGATACTTGCGTTTTCCAAAGACAATAATTGTGGCTGTGGCTCTAGGCTCAAGAGTTGGAACCCGTACCGCACACTTCACTCAATAAAGGACACATTTTGAACATTGACCTACTAGGTTTTATTATATTGTCGCTTGCGACCTTTCGTATCACGAGGTTATTCACCACTGATTACATTTTTGAGTGGCTACGAAATGGCATATGGAAGAAGTTTCCACCACACACTTGGCTAGGTTATCTATTCACTTGTGATTGGTGTTTTAGTATTTGGGTAGCATCGGGTATTGCGATTTGCTATACAATAGTTCCTATGGCAACCACCATAGTTGCACTTCCGTTCGCATTGTCGGCGGTTGCCTCTCTAATTTCCAAGCGTCTAGACGACTAGCAGTAGGAGAAATAACTTGGGCGTTTTTAGGCGTGAGAATCCAGCATCAACACCTCGACCAGTACAGTCTGGTCTGAGAGCGTCTGCTCCTGTATCAAACACGCTCCCTGCTAACTCTGTCTTCTTGAAGCCAGTGCCAAACGCTGCGTCTCCAGTTGCCTATAACGCTCCAAGAGCGTTGACCGCTGCTGCTACCCAAATGAAGATTGGCGACAAGTCTGAAGCCGAACAATTCAAGAACCGCAGGTCAGCAGCCTCGTCTGCTTGGCAACAAGAAGCGTGGGAATACTACGACGCTATTGGAGAAGTAAAGTATGCGTTTAACCTTGTTGCTTCTGTTGTTTCTCGTATTCGTCTTTATCCTGCCGTAGTTTCTAACCCTGCCGAATCTCCTAGCCCAATTAGAAATGTCGAGGCTTACGACCAGCGTCTAGTTGCCGCAGCCGAGCGTGCTCTTCAGCGTCTTGACTCTGCTTATGGTGGTCAGGCTGGACTTTTACGAGACGCAGCACTGAACCTACAAGTTACAGGCGAGTGCTACCTAAGCCAAATTCCTCAACGCCCGTCAGACGGTACTCCAGAGTCTTGGGATATTCGTTCCGTTGACGAGATTAGCGTTGACAGCCGTGGCAACATTGTTATTTCCCCTAGACGCGAACTAAAGACTGCTGGTGGCGGTTCTCAAAAGGGCGTATACCTACTTCCTAAGGGTTCGTTTATCGGTCGCATTTGGAAGTCTCACCCTCGCTTCTCTGAAGAAGCCGATTCTTCAATGCGTGGAATCCTTGACCTCTGTGCCGAACTACTTCTTCTAAACCGTACTTTCCGTGCGACTGCGCGTTCCAGACTGAACGCTGGCGCTCTCTATCTACCAGACGGTCTTTCCGTTGCTGCTAACCCAGACCCAGACTTCCCCTACTCAGACGAAGATGGTATCTACAACGCACCTACTCCAGAGGAGTTGGAAGACGAATTTGAAGACCAGTTGATGGATGCTATGACCACACCTATCAAAGACGAGGACTCAGCGTCAGCCGTAGTTCCTTTGATTATTCGTGGTCCAGCAGAACTCGGCGACAAAATCAAGCAGTTCAAGTTTGAGCGTTCGTTTGACCCGATGCTAGCAGCCCGTGCTGACCGCGTGCTTGAGCGTATTATGCAGGGTCTAGATGTCCCTAAGGACATTGTTTCTGGTCTAGCAAATGTGAAGTACTCAAACGCACTTCAGATTGACGAGTCGCTATACAAGGCTCATATTGAGCCTCTTATGCTCTTGATTGCCGACGCACTCACAATCGTCTACCTACGCCCATACCTACTTGCTAACGGATTTACCGAGCCAGAAGTTGAGCGCATTGTTGTTTGGTATGACCCATCACAGGTTGCCACTCGTAATGACCGTGCGGCAGACGCCGATATGGGATTCGACAAGATGGCTATCTCTTACGAGACTTGGCGTCGTACTCACGGATTCTCTGAGGCAGAGGCACCAAGCCCTACCGAAATCACATTGCGTATGTTGATTGAAAAGGGAATGATTACTCCAGAACTTACGGAAGCAATGCTTGGCGTTGTCGCTCCAGATGTTATGGAGAAGATTCGTGGCGCGGCACAGGCAGCAAGCCCAGCCCCAGTCCCAGAAGACGCTCTACAGGCTCTTCAGGGAGAGCAACCAGCAGAGGGTGGAGAAGCACCAGCACCTGAAGCCAGCGAGCCACCAGCCTTGGCTGAGCCTACCGCTACTCCAGCAGAGGCTACTCCAGCACAAGAACCAGCCCCAATCACTCCGTCAGACGCTACCCCGCCTTTGGCTGAACCTACCCCACCTCAAGGATAATAATGAAAAAGAAACTAGCAGAGATGTTGTCGGTTCTATTGGCTGACACCGTAAACTACCGAGCACTTGCTCACGGCTATCACTGGAATGTAAAGGGACCAGAATTCCACCACTTCCACGAAATCTTTGCCGACTTGTACAAAGACGCAGACGGTGCTATTGACCCGCTAGCAGAGGGAATCCGCAAGTTGGGCTATGACGCTCCTTTCACATTGGGAGACTTCATCTCGCTAAGCGACTTGGAGACCAACCCTGTAACTAATGGCGACCCTATTGCTATGAGTTCTAGCCTCTACCAAGTCAACTGCGACATCCGCGAAAAACTAGACGCTACTTTCAAGTGCGCTAATGACTGCAACGAGCAGGGTATTGCTAATTTCCTAGCAGAGCGTATCGACAAGCACTCCGAGGTTTGTTGGCAACTAGGCACTGTAATTGGTGCTGACAAGACATCAGTTTCAATTCTTAACTTCGAGGAGTAAAAGTGGAAGATAACCAAGACTTTCTAAATGACGACACCTCTAGCATTTCCGAGGCTATGTCTGTCTATGACGATTCACCTGCGTTGGAATCCTTCTATGTAAAGAAAAACAAAATCAATTTATCTGGCGAGGTTCTTTCTCTAGTAGCGTCTGCCAATGAGACAGTCCCTGTCGACAGACAGATTGGTAGATACGAAGCCATCACTGTTCTACAGCGTAGCCTTGAGAAAACTCTTATCAACTTTGCTAATCCAAATCAGCGTGCGTTTGTTGCTATGAGAGAAGTTGCTGATTATGTAAATATGGCAACGACTGGTGCTAAGCCTAAGGTTGCTGGAGAGCACACAGACCTACTGCCAGTTGGACACCCGCTATCTACTAGAGCCAATGAGTACTCGGCTGAAGATGTTATGGAATTCAAAGCGGAGTGGGTTGCTGCTGACCCAAGAATTGCTGAAGAGTTTAGACCTCTAGTTGCGTCTGCTTACAAGACCAACACCAACAGCCTAGAGCGCGAATATGTACTGGCAAAACTTGAAGCAACATCGCCAGTAGATGTACCTAGAGATGTAGTTCTAGGACTAGCAACAGACCAGTCGTTCTAAATCACACTACAGATTTTTATTGTAGAATAGACATACCTACAGAGAATAGTCTGATAGACGCGCTGCTAGAATTATTGTAATAAATAGCGGCTCCTTTACAGGCAGTTACCAGGAGAAATTTTAATGTTTGATGCCTTCGGCAATCCACTTGATGACACCGACAATCTGGTAGCGGCTGGTAGCCAATGGACTGCTGGTGGCAACTCCGTAGCAGCCCGTCGTGCTCGTGTAAAACTCCAACGCCGTGACCGTTATGGTCGCTGGGCGGAGATGGGTGGTGGCATCTCGTTCTGGGGTCGTAAGGCTGACGGCTCTGTAGTTCGTATGATTGGTCGCTACATTGGACCTGCCCAACGCGAGGGTTATATGCGCGTCTACATTGCCAAGGATGGCGATGGATACAAGGCTGGCGTTTACGAAGTTCCTGGAACAGTAGCAACAGCAGCCAAGGCGATTATTAGCCTAGAAGATTTGGAAGAGGCTGGCGTTGATTTCGACATCAACGGAAACCGCATTGGTCAAGTTCTTGACCGCGACATCGAACCAATTGCCACTATGTTCAAGGGTGCTCCTAACTCACTTGACAAGCAACTTGCTAATGATGAGCCACTTACCGAGACCGAAAAGGCTACCCAAGAAAAGGCTCGCCTAAAGGCAACTCCCCATGTTTCTTACAATGTTGTTGATGAAAACGGCAACCTGATTGAACAGCCAGCAGCACCAGCAGCACCTCAGGCTCCAGCAAATCAAAATGTCAACCCTCTTTCCGATGCGATTGATAACGCTGGCGACACCCCTACTGGTTTCGGTTTCCGCAGACCTGACCTAGACACTTACATTTTGTCAGGCGATAGAGGTGACGCTGCCAGTGCTGGTATTGAGGCTACTGTTACTCGATTGCCTAGTGGAGAATACAACTCCAGCGTTTCCAATAATGGCAATGTCGCAAGTGAAACTTTTGATACTCCTCTAGAGGCTGTGAACCACGCTCACGCCAAAATTACTGAGGCTAGAAATAACAACATCGCTGGTCGCCCAGCAACTCCAGCAGAGGCTCCAATGCCAGCAGGGATAGTTGAGAACCGTAGCGAGGGTATGACCCTTTACCAAGCCACAAACGGTGACATCAATCCAATTCAGGTTGTCGCTATTGGTGGCGGAAAGGCTTGGCAAGTTACTAGAAATAAGCCAGGTCAGAACCCAGAAGTACTTTCAACTCACTCCACCCGTGAAGACGGCGAGAATGAGGCTAAGGCAAGAATTGCTCAAGAAGCCGAAGAGCCACAGGCTGTCGCTACCCCTCCAGCACCGACTGTAACTCCCCCTAGCACCCCATCTACTCCAGCACCTGCTGGACCACAGCGACTTGCTTACGCAGATATCCCTGGAGACATACTTTCCGAGATTATTGCTCAGCGACTTGAAGACGGAGTCTTCTATCAAAAGCCAAATGGTGACTTCCACAGACACTCTGTAGTTAGAAACCCTGACGGCACATTCTCAGTAAGAATTGCTGAACAAGAAGTCAAGAGATTTGTTGGTGGAGCAGAGGCTGAAATTGCTGCCATAGAACTAAATGCTGGAGATATCGCTTTTGCGCGTGGAATCGCTCCTCAAAGGTCAAACCCTCTCACCCAACGCTCGCAGTCAGTTATGCCTAGTGGCACTGCTCAAAATATTCAGCAGTGGATTGATTCTCAACTTGCTAGCAACGCTGACTTGATTGACGAATCAAGGCTCACCGATGATTCTTTGGACCCTTTTACTGGTGCTACCAGACTTGGTGGCAAGAATATTCTCGCCAACCTAAAAAACTACCGAGCACAACTAATCACTGGTCTAAAAGAGTCGGCACTAGATGGTAAGCAAGATGACTTTGCTTTCAAGTTCGCTGTGGCTAAGCGTGTTACTGCTGTTATCAACGCTATGCACCAAAACCAAGTCGACGGCAACCCTGCTGAAAAAGGCTTGGAATTCAATATCAGTGCTAAGCAAGTAAATGACAGACTAGGTACTTTCCAAATTGTCCCTAATTCAGTCAAAACTGAAATTGGAACTCAAGGAATTGCTAACGGTAAAACTATCCTTTCATCATTCGACGCTCTGCTTGTTGCTAAAGATGGAAAACCTTACCTATTCAAATGGAACAATGGTTCGGTCGAGGCTTATCAAATAAACCCAGACGGCTCCTTGGGTCAAAGGGCTGGTGGACTATCGGCATCTGACGCTCAAAGAAGAGGGTTCGGTAACGGAGAAAATTACCCTACTAATATGCAGGTTCCAGGTATGGCTGGCTCAATTAGTACATCTCAACAATTTCAAGCGCTAGGTCTAGCATCTGGATTTACACTTCTAAACCGTTGGGTAGCAACAAGAATTGGTGCTAGATACTCTCACAGTGGCAATCTTATGCCTAACGGAAACTTCTACAGCAAGACCCTAAGCCCTGATATGCGTGACAACGACAGAACTCAGGCTGATAAGGCTGTCCACCAAAACAACCCTAATGGCACAATCTTCAAGGTAATGAAAGCCTTGCGCTGGATTGATGGCGAGTACAAGCCTCTAGACCTAGCAAACCAAAGAGATTATGGTAGCGGTTGGCTAAAGCGTCTAACTATTAACAACAGCGGTGGAGCACCTGACAACAAGTCTAAATTGGACAAGTTCACCTATGGACTTGCTGCTGAACTTAGAAATGTAAAGCGCCACTACGGTCAACTTTCAGATGCTGAAAAGGCTAGAACACTGCCTCTAATTCCAGAAATCTTCCGCGACCACATCACTGGCGAGGATGACTGGAGCAAGTGGGATGTTCAATACAACCTACTTAGCACCGTCTACGCAGACGGTAAGACCAAAGATGAAGTAGTTCAGATGATGAACGACATCAAGGCTGGTAGAACAGAACTTGACAGACTGTTCCCTAGAGTAAAGGGAAACAACCTAGATGAAACCAAGTTTGATGACCTGCTAAATAAAATTATTGCCACTGATTTTAGACCAGAAGACAACAACTACACCAAGCCTCAGGAAATGAGAGCAGACGCTGTTCGTATGATGGACATCCCGTTTGCTGGACACGCCAATTTCTCTAGATGGACAGTGCCGACTGGAGTTAGACAAGTAGAAAACTTCTTGCCTTTCAACCCACGCAGAGCGCAACCTAATAATCCTGCTGGCTGGACAGAAGAACCTGTAAATCTTGCTCAAAAATTCTCTGCCGAGCAGTTGCTGTCAGCATTGCGAGAAAGCCTAGTATCAAACCAAGGCAGAAGTGCTTCTCTACCTTTTGGCGATAGAGGAGATGAGCAGGGCGATGTAAACCCTGACGCTATCTTCAAGGCGCTTGAGCAACAGGGTCAAGATGCCCACCAAATGCTTGCTGAAATCTACGATGAAATTATTGGAGACCCAGCAAACCCTAACCAAACAGCACTAAACGCTGCTCGTTCTGACCTAGGGAACCTAAACTCAGCAATCTCCGCTCTCAGGGCAGAAATTGGCGAACTCGATGAGCCTACCGCTTTCGATAACATCGGTGGAAGATTCATCCCAGACGACGCAATTCTTCACGCAGATGTTGTCAAGCGTCAAGAAGAGAATGTCGGTGGCAACCCAGCCCTAGACCTACAGCCATTGTCTTCAAACAACGCTAACTACCGATTTGAAGACGGTGGAATTGCGATTAGTGGTACCCCATACTCTCCTCAAATTCCAAACCGCAGATTCTACATCGATGGCACTGCCGACAACCCTAAACTGATTGCCAGAAACTTCTCCCCTGCTGGACTAGAGAACGCCCTGACCAACGCTATAGGCAACAAAAAGAGAACTGTAAAACTACAGTTCGCTAATGGCTCTCAAGTTGATGTACCACTAGAGGCAATTCGTGATGCTCTACAGTACCAAGGTGTAGACATCAATAGTGTTTTGGCGTCTAGAGATGACCTAAGAGTGCCACCAAGACGACACAGTGCTGTGAAAGTTGTGGAGTCTCAGGATGGAGAGTCTTACGACATCTGGGAAGAGCACAACAATGGTGCTCGTCTAGTATCTGGTCAAGAACTTGGACACGGTAGTAGGAAAAGAAACTCAGCCAATGAAATTACTCAATACAACTACGATGTTGAGAGAGTCAACGACCCTACTGACCCAGCAACCGCAACTAAAGTTGCAAAACTTGTCAAGGTTGTAAGAAACGCAGATGGTAAGTATGAGGTTTGGGTTTCCAAACTATCTGACCAGTACATGGGTGACTTTAGCGAGAGACCTGCTGACGGCGTTTATGACAGTTTTGAGGCTGCTAATTTTGACATTAGCACTCACATTAAGAGGCAACACAACTTAGAGAACACGCCTGGAATTCTAAACAACCGCAGAGCAATAGACCCAGGACAGAACGCAGCGTTCACTGAGATTGGCGTACTGAACGACGACAACCCTGAAGCCGACTTTGACGGTATCACCATAAGAAACCCTCGTAATGGTCAGGGTGGCGAGCGTAGAGTTTATGGAGTTATAGATACAAGAATTCCAGACGCAGTCAGAAGTACTGGTGGCGGTAAGTACATAATGGTCGACACTAGCGACACCGTAGAGCAAGTTGCTTCTATAGGTAGAGATGCTGATGGTGTTGAAGTTGCTTACCCAATTTACACAGTTGTCCCCGATGGAACTACTGGAAAGTTCATTCTGAGAACCTATGGAATGAACGGTGTCCCTCGTAACACTAGAATTTTCAACTCTAAAGATGAAGCATCTCTTTGGGGTAAGCACTTCGCTGTAAATAGTGGTTCTGTTTCTAGAGTTCCGACCTTTGAATCGGCTCAGACTTACGCTGAGGCTATTAGAGCAATTCCAGTTCAATACAATGCTCCGACTATCTCCGAAGATAACTCTTCCAAGACTGCTACAGCAGAATTTGTCGGTAAGGGTGGAGAACTTCTACAGTTAGTCACCAATGTCAAAAAGGGTGCACACCCTACTTGGAGAAACGCTGGTTCGCCAGATAACGCTTGGGTACACGCTACCGTCTCTCTTAGAAGACAAGGTGCAAGCGGAACTGAAGAATCTTTCATAACTGCAAAAATTACTAGAAGAAACTCACGCAGTTGGATTGTAAATGTATCTTCTGATGGAAATGCAGATGGCAGCGCTATTTTTGGTCGCGCTGGACAGACTAGATATTTTGACACTAAAACTGAAGCGCACGAGTACCTATTCGGACCTAATGGAATTAAGAAGATTTTGGGTCTTGGAGAAGATGACAAGGTTGCCCCAGATGTTCAGATTCTAGACCCAGCGCAACAAAGAAGAAACGCTGCTCAGGCGGCAGCCGAGGCAGAGCGTCTAAGAATTATTGAAATAAGAAGAGTTGCCGCAGAGCGTGTAGAGGCAGAACGCTTGGCCGCTGAGATGGCTGCTGCTCAAAATGCTGGAGATGTAGATACTCTAATTCCTGGCAGTATGATGACCGATGAAGAATTCAATGCTTTCCTTGCTGAAAGAGGAGCGGTTGAGAACCTACTCAATGCCACTAACCTAGGTCCTATTACGCAAATGGGTGGCGGTAGGGGCGTCAATGACTCCCTAGTTTACCAACTACCTGACGGTAGAAAGTTCAAAGTTAAGCCTGGTAGCGAGGAAAAGGGTCGTAATGAGTCCGCTATGCACGCTCTTTACAGACTGTTCGGCATCCAAGTAACCGAGGGTAGATTGGGTCTTGTCCAAAGAGGTAATGACCAAAAAATCCTACTTGCAGACGCTTTCCAAGAAAATATTATCCCTAGAAACTCTAGATGGACAAATATTTTTGATTCAGAGTTTAATAACCCAGAGTATGCTCAGGCAATTGCCGATATGCACGAAGGTCTAATGATTGACGCTCTTGTAGAGCAGTGGGACCTACAGGTTAACGAAAACTCAGGTAATGCTTTTATTGTTAGAGACGCCAATGGAATTCTTCGTGGAGTTCGATGCGACCCTGGTAGCGGTGGTCTCTACAACGCAGCAGGAAATTCTAGAATTGGTAGCAACGCCCATTTCAATAGAAATGCTCTAGATTTCATGGTTAGAGACCGCAACGCACTCTTTGGCGATTTCATGGCTACAGGCAGAATTAATGGAGAGAATCAGCCAGGTCACATTAACCGCGGACTTACTGTAGATGCTCTAAAGGCAATTGCTAGAAGAACTATTCTTCCTCTAAATGACCGAAGAATTGACGCTCTAGTTGACTCAATCATAGTTGACCCTATCGACAACGCGGCTATGAAGGCTGGTCTAAAGCGTCGCCGTCTTGAGATTCTAGAGTACATGGGCATTGACCCTAATGAGTCTGCTCCTCAGGGTACTTCGGCTAGACTGCCAGAACGCGCTCCAGGACTTACTCCGCCAAACTTGGCAGACAACGGTTATGAGTACGGAGCAACTCTACCTAACGGTAAGAGACAAGTTCGCTTTGCTGGAAGAGTTAGACCTGACGGTGTATTTATTCCTAACGACTGGTCAGCCATTCCTCCTAGAGTGAAGTCTGAACTAAAGGCTGGAGACATTGTTCCAGAGTACTTACCGTTTATGACTAAGGATGTGCCAGCCGCTGGTATTCCTAGAGATGCTCAGGGCAATCTTCTTGAGAGTCTTCCTGACTTCATTGACGCTAATGGAATCCAAAGGCACAGCCCGTTTGGTGTTGTCTCTCTTATGGTTCGCAAGCGTAAGGCTGATGGAACTTACGAGTACCTATTTGTACAGCCTGGCTCTGCTGACCCGACTGCTAAAGCACACTATGCTAACAAACTGGCTCCACTTCACTACGGTAAGAACAGCGTAGATGAAGCAGACCCTACTCCTCAGCAAATGATGTTGGACCACTTGGGCAATTCCGTTGACCCTATCTCTACTCGTTCATTTGAGATTGACATTCCTGGCTCTGTGGGCAAGCATAAAGTTATAGTTGCCGATATTGGTGACCAAGACCTAGACATTAGCACTGCGCAGCGCAATGGCAAAGTCGGTACTTCTTACTGGAGAAGAGGCGCTCGCCTACAAGAAGCCCAGCGTTCTTACTGGAACCAGTTCGACGGACAAACTGCAACTGTAGTTGGGAAACTAAACGACCTAGAGCAAAACTGGACTGCATCACCTAGCAATGAACCTGCTGGCGATACCGATGTTCCAGAGGCTGGAAACGGTGGCGGACCAATCAACCCTCCTACCCCTCCAAATGATGGAGAAGGCAACGCTGGAGTACCTACCCCGTCTGACAGTGGTAGAGATGCTGATGGCTACAGAGCGTTCCGTCAATTTGGTATGAGAGATGCTGATGGCAATGTAGTAATCACAGGTGTCCAGCAGATTGAAGTTGGCGACTACAGAGACGGAAGCCTAAAGGCAAAAACTACCAGTGGAACAACCCTTGGGACCATCAAACCTATCGGTAATGGAAACTGGGTTGCTACATATATGCCAGATGAAATCACTGGTCGTGATGGTGCTAACAGAAACGGAAATGCTCTAAAGGGTATATTCACTTCAAAGGAAGACGCTGACTCTTGGCTATCAAAGCAAATCCACGACAGATTCAATGCTGGTGGACCACGCAAGCCAATCAGTGGCAACGGAGAGTACAACCCTAATGCCGCATCTCTAGTTGAAATCAAAAAGGGTTTCCTCAACGAGACTACTACTGCCCAAACAGACTACGCTAACCGCCTAATTGAGCAGAAGCGTGCTACTCCACAGCAAAGAGCACTATTCCGTGCCATTTTGTCTCAAGAGAAGCCAACCACTGGTGAAGTTGGGTACATCATCAACCAACTTAGAGATGCTGAAGACCGCGACCCAGCAGAAATTGCTGACTCTCGTGCTATTAGAGAGGCTGGAAACAGTGCTCCTATCAACAGCAGTAGCCTAGACAATGTTGGTGCCGTAGCAGGTGCAAGAGCAATCCGTGCTGACCGTTTGCGTGTTGGACAAAGAATCCTTGGAAAAGTAAACGCAAATGTTGTGTTCACCGCTCCTGGCGACAACAACACTATCAATGTCGGTGTAGTCGGAGACGATGGAGCATTGCGCGTCTACCGAGTTGGAAACAATAGCGTTATCGCCATTGGAAACGAAACTGTAGAACCAGACAACAGAGTTATTCCACCACACCCTGAGGTAGTGAGGCGTCGTGAGCAAGCCCGTCTTGTTCTAGACCGCGTAAAGGCTCAGTACCCTAACCACCGTGAGTTGCCTAACGGAGACCTAATTGTGGGTCAGCGTGAGCACAGACAAGCAAATGGTGAGGTATTCCGCTACGAGGCTATAGTTCACAAAATGAACTCAGACGAGTTTGTGAGTTATGTTCGTAAGCAAAAACTAGACGCTCACGGAAACCCTACTGGTCAAGCCGTGTCTGCCTACTTCACCGAACCTGCTCACTCTCCTAAGGTAACTCTTGGTCGATTGGGCCGTGAAGTTCTGCCTGTAGTAAACGCTCAGAACCCAGCAAATGGATTCAACCAGCGTGGAGACAGGTCGTCTGAAATCCTAGACCCAGCAACTGGTCAAATGCTTCCATCAATCTTTGTACCAGACCAAAATATCCAATACATTGGTGACACTGGTATTCAGAAGACTGGAAACGCTGCTAAAGATGCTCTTATTTCTTATGTTCAGAACCTCGTTGCTAGAGGAGTGGCTCAACCAGATATTATCAACCAAGTTCTAGGTGGAAACCAAAACATCTTTACTAGAAACCAACTTGATGACATCATTGACCGCCTTGAGGCTAACCGCAGTTACCCTGGCGTAAATGCTATTCCTTATGTTTCTAAAGACGACAGAACTATTGTCCGTGTTGGTGACCGAGTCAAGCACTATGACGCATTTGGTCAGCCAATTGAAGACAGAAACGGTAACCACCGTGAGGGAACCGTTGTTCGTCGTCAGCCTTATGTTCTAAACGCTAAGCGTCAAGGAAACTACGAGTATTCAGACCAACTATTTGTCCAGTGGGATTTGGATGACAGACCGCACCAAGCAGCGGCTCGTCGTCTAGAAGTTATTCGTCGTGGAGATGGTTCAGCACCAGTTCCAGCAGTTCAGGGTCCAAACGATGGTGGAAACAACAACCCACCTATCGACCCTATGCCTCTACCCGGTCAGCAACCAGTAGCACCTGCCCCAGCAAACGATGCCGACAATAATGCTATTGCTCTGACAAACGCAGTTAATGCTAGAGCACAAGTTAGGGACTTCTTAGATAATCAAGGTGGACAACTTGTTAACTTCCCTGGTGGAAGATTCCTTGCGTTCACCCACCCAGATGTACCTGAAAATGGAGGCAGAGTTGCTGACATTCAAGTACTAGAAAACGGTCAATTTAGAGTAAGTAATTGGCTAAGAGACCCTAATAACCCTAATAATGTGTTTGCTCAGGAAACTTATGACACTAGAGAAGAAGCATTAGTAGCAGCAGACAAAATCTTTAGAGATTTTGCTGTCCAAAGGAATGCTGGTCAGCCACCAGCACGGGAAACTGACAGAACTAATTTCCCTCCAGCCAGCCCTACAGACCCAGGCAACAGCAACCCTACTCTGATTAGAGCAGACGAGATTCCTCAGGCTCAAAATCCTGCTGGACCTGTCCCTAACCCTGCTCCAGCCAACTCGGATGCAAACAACACACTCATAAATCTCCCTAGAGGCAATGACCGCAGAGGAGAGGCTCCAGGTGGAGTTAGAAACCTTGGAGACGCTCAGTTCGTTCAGTCGTTCTGGGATGACGATTTCCCTGCAAATCGCTACAATGTTGTGAGAACCCCAGAGGGCACTAAGTTTGTCGCTGCTAATGAAGAGAACCTAGGCGCTGAAGCATTTATCAAAGTCGAGAGAACTCCTAACGGTGGCTTTAGAGCAATTGACCCTAGAGCACTTAACGATGCCGACAAGATTCTCTACGATGGTGATGACCGCCGTGTAGCAGAAGCGATTGCTATCAACAGCATGAATGGTAACGAAGCCCTAAACGCAGAAATCTTGCGTCAAAAGGGTGAAGAAGATGCTGGCAGAAACCCTAACGCTACTCCGCCAGCAACACCTAACGAGACTGACTCTGTTGTTAGCAAAACTATCGGCGGTAAAGAAATTATCCGTCGAGGCAGACCTAACGGAGAGCAACTCTTCATCTACGAGATGAATGAAGTTGGAAGAGTAGAAGTTGCTCCAAACGGCAAGTTCTTGGCAATAGATGTATTCAATGGCGACCAGAACGAGTATGACAACTTGGCTGATGCTATTGCAGATGTCGAAGGAAAAATTGAAACTTACGCTCAAGGTGGATTGCTAGACACTCCAGATGATGGCAATGATTCAGGTGGCGGAAACGGTGGAACTCCACCTGCCCCAAGCACCCCACCAGCGGGACCTCTTGATGGGCTGCCTGTTGCGGAAGACACCCCAGCAAATGTCAACGGCGTAGTGGTCAGAAACGGCGAGCAAAAGTTCAATGTTAGTGCTGACGGCGAACCTGAAGAACTTCGTGAAATAGGACAACCTAATCCTAATTCTAGGCTTGTGACAGGTAACGGTGAGCCGTATTTTGAGAACGAAGACGGAACCGTTTGGCCAGCAAACTGGACCACTATGATAGATAACCTACCTCCAGTGGCTCCATTTGTAGCACCAGAGCCTCAGGCACCTCAGGCACCTCAGGCAGTACCTGCTCAGGCACCAAGACTGCCTAGACCAAGAGTGAATCCAGTTCAACCTGGTGAGCGTTTTGTTAGATACCACGCTGGCAGAGATGGCAACTACTGGGACATCATTGACCGCAAGAGTCGTAGGAAGATTGGTCGAGCAGACACAATCGAGAAAGCCAATGAAATGGCTGCTGGTCTTCGTGGTCTAGATGGTAAGTTGATTGACTATGACACTCCTGTAGCACCAAGACAGCCTAGACAAGTTGACGCTAAATTCCCAAGACCTAGCGGTTACAGAAGAACCGCTGTCGGTCAAGGCTATTTCTTAGAGAACACAAACGACCCTAATGGTCCAGTGGCAAGAGTCGAGTATGATGCAGATTCTTCTACTTGGGTCGGAAACCTTTACGCTAATAAAGCAGATGCCGAGGCTAGAAGAGCACCTATCGGTGAATTCTCTGCTAAGTCTCAAAACGATGCTGAAAGCAAGGCTAACGGTGCTGTTCAAGAAGAACTAGACAGAAGAAACCCACCTGCTCCAGCCCCAGCAGCACCCGCTCCTGTGGCTCAGCCAGCAGTATCTAACCACCAGCGCACTGACCTAGGTCCAGATATGTTCTCTCTCCACGATGGAAACAAGGAGTACGGAATTGCTGAAAAGGGTACTGACGGTAAATGGACTGCTCGTATTCACGAAAACCCTAGAGATGCCCTAAGCAATAGGAATCCTATCGCCACTGGTTCTTTTGACACACCTGAAGAAGCGGAAGCAGCGATGCGTCAAGCAATTGCTGACCGACAGGCTCCGCAAGCAGCAAACATTTTGCAGTGGCAGTCTGGTTCTGACGGTAAGTCTTATCTAGGTCTAGATGGAGTTCCTGGAATTGATGCCAATAACGCACCTGTTTATGGCATAAGCCCTGGACCTTTCGGTGGTTGGATTGTTGCTGGCTGGTCATCTAAGGCAGATAAAGATGCTGGACTTCCACCAGTGGCAGTGACAAACCACGCTAACGAGCAAGATGCTAAAGATTCTGCTATGGGATACGCTCAACAAGCAATTGACTCTATGGCACCGCAGCAACCTGCTACTCCACCAGCACCTGCACCTGCTGCTCCACCTGCTCCTGCTCCCGCACCGAGACCAGCCCCTAGGAGAAGACAACAACAACAGTGGCAAGGTGAAACACCACCTTGGCTAGCGTAGTGTCGAAATCCTAAACACACCAACCGAATACTAAGATAAACTTTATTGTAGAAGTTATCCAAATGGAGATACCTGAATATGCCTCAAAATCCTGAGTTCTCTCTGAATTCTGACACACTCGGTGTCGTCTATAAAGACATCGGTGTGCTGTCTGGCTATGCCTCGGAAAAGGCAGAAAGCCCGGAAGAAATTACGGCTATTCTAGGTGCTTATTACGAACCTGCTGGCGAGTACAAAGGTCTCTACTTTGTTCTGCCTCAAGGTGAAATCAAGTATTTTGATGTAGATGTGGCAAAACTCGGTTCAGATAATAACGGTGCCTACATTACTTTTGAGGCTGACACCAAAAACTGGGTTATTCGTAATCTAAACGAAGAAGACGGTATTTGGATTTCAAGTTGCAAAACTGAAATTCCTGTAAGTGTTCTAGAGCAGATTGTAATTGGTCGCTCTTCTATGGCACTTAGCAAGTATCTAGGCGTTCAAGTTCCTGAATCTACCCCTGAGTATGAAGCAGTCTACGCCTACTACTCTGAGAACTCTCCAACTGTTGTTGCCTTGAACTATCTATCTAGTTATGGAACATTCACTAGATTGAACTACACATGGAAGCAGACAGATATCTCTTTGGATTATTACCAAGATTTGGCAGTGGTTGAGATTGACCCAAGCAAGATTCAAGGGCTTGTCGACAAGTACGACGAAGTTGATGGGGTCTACCCAGTTAAAGATGTACTAGAAGATTCACTAGATGGCGGTAAATAATGAGTTTTAATTACCTAGGCTCTAATGGAGATGTTGCCTACTACTCCAATGAAAACGACTATGTCGCTGTAAATACCCTATTTAATGCTGTAACTGAGCAGGGTCCTATCACCGAAACTCTAATTTCTGATAAGGCTATTGTCAAAGATGAGCACAGATTCACTAGCGAATCCTCTACTTTGGCTTTCTCTGCTTTACAACTTTTGTCGGAAAATCAATCTTCTTTATTGGCTTCCGCTCGTTTATACACCATACCAACTGGCGTACAAGCAGAGGCTAAGAAAGCCCTTGAGTGGCGTAAAGAGCACAAGCGTGGCGGAACTCCTGTCGGCTTGAACACTGCTCGCACTCTTGCTAAGGGTGGACAGATTGGTATTGAAAAGGTTCGCCACATTGCTAAGTACTTCCCTCGTCACGAAGTTGACAAAAAGGGTAAAGGCTGGAAGCCTGGAGACGACCAGTTCCCAAGCAACGGGCGTATCGCTTGGGCGCTTTGGGGTGGAGACGCCGCTTGGCGTTGGTCTAAAGCAATCGTTGAGCGTGAAAATGTAAATGCTCTAAAGGCAGATGCTGGCTATTCTGAGAACCTACACGCTGACATCTCACCATTTGAAGATGTACACAGTCTTGATGAGAGCATTGCTCCAGACTTCTTGGCTCGTGTTCGTCTAGACGGCTCTGGTATTGACCGTATCTACAAGATTGACTTTGATGGCAAGGTCTATGTTTGGGATGACGGTACTTGGGATGACCTAGGCGAGATTGAAAATGGCGATGTTTGGACTTATGACAAGTCCCTAGACGACCCATACGACAACTGTGAAAAGTCCCATGTTCAGATTGACCCTGAATCAGCAATTATTATCTGTGCTCGACTAAATGTAAATCCACACAAAAACATTTCTATCGAAGACATCGACGAAGACGAGGCTCTTCTAGCAGCAGATGCTGTAGCAGAAGAAGACTGGAACTTCATTGACGATGTAATCACTGCTGCTGGAGAGGGCGGTGGCGCAGTAAACGATGGCTACACTCCACAAGAACGAGCACAAAATGCTAAGAAGCAGGTTCGTGATGGTGGCGGTCGTTTTGCTACTCAAGGTAAAAATGTAAATGTAAAGGGTCAAGGTAATGGAATCATTACCAATGTCGACCAAGGCTCTGGCAATGTAACTGTCAAGATGGAAAACGGTCAGTCTGTAGTCGTGTCCGCTAAAGACACCAAGCAGGTAGAAGCAGAAGACTTGGCATCTCCACTTGGTCCTTACAACGCAGAAGACCTACAAGGTCCACTAGATACTTCTGGAATTCTTGGCGAGCCTCGTACTCCGCAGAATATGCCTAAGGCTCAACTGCCTGGAACTTACCCGCCAATCAACAAAGAAGACTTGCACAAGATGCTTGCCGACTTCCCATCTTGGGTTAGGGACCAACGCGCTCAATTCAAGGGAACTCCTCAACGCCAAAGTCCAGACTTTGCTAATGAATATGAATT